GACTTGTGTAGCATTATTTAATTAAACTCCATACACAATGAGCAAGAAGAAAGATAAAATTAAAGATATAGATGCAGTTATGGAACGTATTATAGAAGAGAGTTTTCGTATAATGCCAGATGATGCTATGTATAGCGAGTTCTTTGATGAAGAGAAAGAACGTGATTCTTATACCGGAGAGCTTATTGATAAAAAGAAAGATAGGGAGAAAAAAGAGAATGACAAAGAATAAAAAATCGCGCGATACGAGAATTGCTATAGGCGGCCACGAATATAAGGTTATATTCACCGATTTAAAGCACGAAGACTCTTCTAAGGAGTTGTATGGTAGGCACGAGGTAAAAGATAATATTATCTATATAAATAGCAATATTAACGAATCAAGACAAAAAGAAACATTAATCCACGAAATATTACACGCAGTACACTTTAACTATGGACTAGACCATAAAGAAGGTTATATTGATGCAATATCAAACGGATTATTCCAATTAGGTATAGGAGAGTATATATGGGAAAAAATACAAAAAGAATCTTAAAAGCTAAAAAAGAACGTAATTATAGTAAGGTTCAGAAATTACAACAGAAAGAAAACCTTGGATTGAGGACAAGTGAGTATGAGTATGAGTGTGAAATGGCAGACATTCCACAAAAAACAACTACGATAGAAGATACAGTAGGGTATATTAAAGAAAATTACCCGGAAACCGAAGAAGACCTTCAACAAGTATTAAATAAGATGTATTTAACATTTTGCAAAAAACAGTTTGATTACGGTCCAGGCAATATTGCTATGGGAACTTCGCTTAAAACCGAAGAGGAAATCAATATAGCTTTACTAGGTATTATAGTAAGGCTGAACGATAAGATAAACAGACTAGTTAACCTTTCAACTAAACATAACTTCAAAGCACAGAATGAGCCAATTGAAGATGCGTTTTTAGATACTGCTATATATGCAGCTATGGCGTTAATAGTCAAAAACCAGAAATGGGGTAAATAAATGGCAAAAGCTAAGAAAACGAAAAAGAAAGCAAGTAAACAGCTAGGATTTTGGGACAGAGTAGCTCAAGGTTGGAAAAAGTTGTTTTCGTCTGCGTGGAGTAAGTAATGGCGAAATCAAAACTATGGACAGATGAAGAGATAGTAATATTACATCAATACGAGAAAACCTCTAAATCTGCATTTGTTTTATATCAAGAATGTAGAAAAGCAGGTCACGACAGAACTTACAAGGCAGTTACTCGTAAAATAGAGTCTATGGGTTTTAGAAAGCCTAAACGTTACGTAACCGGTCACGAGGTCAGTATTGGATATTTAGATATTGAATCTACTGGTTTTAGTGCAAATATTGACGTAATGTTGTCTTGGTGTATAAAAGGCAGAGGAGAAAAGAAAGTAGCTGGTGCAATGATTACTAGAGACGAATTAATGTCTGGTAAGTCAGATAAGCGAATTACAAAAGAACTTGTTGACGAAATGAACAAGTATGATGTAATTATGACTTATTACGGAACTAGATTTGATATTCCTTTCATTCGTACTAGAGCACTGTTTCACGGACTTGACTTTCCTTTATATAGACAAAAGTCACATAAAGACCTATATTACGTAGTTAGGTCTAAATTGAAGTTACATAGGTCATCACTTATGGCAGCAACAGAGTTTTTCGGAATTGATGGAAAAACTAGGTTAAAACCAGATGTGTGGAAAAAAGCAAGATGGGGCGATGCTAAGTCTTTAAAATACATATATGAGCACAATGTTGCTGATGTAGAGATACTAGAAGATTTGCATAGAAAACTAGAAGACTATGCGCCACCAACAGTTAACCCGCTATAATAGGAGATAATATGGCAGAAAAAGAACAAAAATCAAAAATAGTTCATAATGAAAAAGAATATGAGTTTTTGCCTTCTGAATTATCAGATGAAGCTTTAGCTCAGTATAGAAGAGCTAATCAGATAGGTAGTGCTTTAATGCAAATGGAGCAAGACCTTATGGAGAAACGTTTTATTCTAAACAACTACATTTCTTTCGTTGTTAATAGTCTTGAGGAAGAGCTTGACACAAAGAAGAAAAAATAGTTAAATTATGAAAACCAGAACGGTAAACGGCGTAACTAGATATCTATTTGAGAATATAGAGGAGTTCAGAGAGTACCACCCAAACACCACTATTTGTGATGATTGGAGACACGCCTCTGTAAATGACTGGATTGTTTCAGATGATGGTCAAGTTTGCGAAGTCCTGTATGTCGGTTTATTAAAAAAGCCTGACAGAAAAAAACAGACTACATTTGTAAGAACTATAATAGGTTCTTTTGTTTGTGGTCAAAACGTTACGATGGAGGGAGAGATGCGTACTAATATGCATACTTTTGCAACAGATGGCAAATCTCCTTCAGTACGTAAGAAAGAAAGAACTAAAGCAACAGAAAAAGAATTCTTATTTGCTAAGTATGTAGCAAAAGGAGATGATGTTGTAGAGGCTTATATGAAAACATTTCCTAGCAAGAAAGAATCATATGCTGCCTCTCAGGCAAAATTGTTGCTAAAAACCGATAGGGTAAAAAAATTGATAAGAGAAGAAGTAGATAAACATTTAAATGAAGCAGAAATTACGCCTAAGTATCTTTTAGAAGAAATGAGGAACGTAATAGATAAGTCTGAATCTAGCGATAGAGATAAAATTACAGCGTTAACAACATTAATGAAAATATCTGGAATGATGGACACTGAAAAGAAATCAGAGTCAATAACTTTGTTCCAAGGTTTTTCAAAGGAGCAACTAAATGCAATTCAAGAATCCAAATACGAAAAATTGGCTGAAGTTAAAAAAGATAACCAGGAAAAATAGATGTCATATATGTCATCACGCTTTGATTAAAACTGGTGTATATATTTGGGATTCAAATAGAAAAGATTGTACTGGGCTTAAATGTTTTAATTGTTTAACTATCTATTCTCCTTCTTTTGAAATACAAGAAATGGGAATACCTACAGCCGTTGGGTATTGTTAATGAGACTAGCAGTATACGGAACTCTTAGAAGAGACTATCCTACAAAAGGTAAAATAGAAGGTTTCAGTTTAGTTTTTCCAGGAACTCAATCTTTTCCAGCTTTAATAAAAAATGAAAAAGGAAAGGGAGCTGTTGTTGAGTTAATGGACGTATCTAAAGAAGAATTAAATATGTACGACCGGTACGAAGGAGTAGATAATGGATTATATATCAGAACTACCGCTCCTATAAAATTAGAAAATGGAGATACTGAAAAAGCTTGGGTATATGTTGCTGGTCCTCAGTTGTGGCAAAGCGCTAATTCTTTTACAGAAGTCCCAGATGGAGACTGGCATTCGTTCAAAACTTTAACAATGTTAGATAGGGTTTATGAAAAAGAATACAAAGAAGCCTGAAACATTTAATATAATACCTCCAGACTTATCTCAAAAAGAAAAAGCATTAGAACTAGCAAGAAAAGATATCATTACTTTTGGTCAAATGTTCTTGCCGGACGATTTTATGAAATCAAGTCCTGCTCCTTATCAATATGAATTAAGCAACCTTCTTCTAGGAGATGAAAAAAGAGCTTGCATTATATTGCCTCGTGGTCACGCAAAATCTACATTAGCAAAAACGGCTCTATTATATCAGTTGTATTTTGCTCCTCCCGAAAAGAAACAATTTATAGCTTGGGTATCAGAAGAACAATCTCAGGCTATTGACCACATTAAATATATACAGAACCATATTGACATTAATCCTGCTTTACAATATTACTTTGGAGATTTAAAAGGTAGTAAGTGGACAGAAAAAGAATTTACTACAGCTAGAGGAGATAGGATTATAGCAAAAGGTACATCACAGAGATTGCGTGGACGTTCACAGTTGGGTTTACGTTATACTAACATTGTACTTGACGACTTTGAGTCAGAGCTAAATACTAAAACTCCCGATAGAAGAAGGGAAATTAAAGAGTGGGTTATGTCTACAGTAGAGCCTGCGTTAGAGAACTCAAAAGAAAACGAAGGTTCTATATGGCTCATTGGTACAATAGTTCATTACGACTCTTTCTTACAAGGAGTAT